ACTGTTGCCTCAATGGCCGTAGCAATAAGAAATAAAGAAGCAGAAATCGAAGATCTTGAGGCCAAACTCAAGAAAGAGAAAAACGCTCTTTTAAAAATGACTGACGAAGACTTGCCGACCATGTTGACCGAAATTGGTTTTTCATCAATAACTTTGGACGACGGCTCAAACGTTACTGTAAAGCAAACGTATGGGGCATCAATCCGCATTGACGATAAGCCACAGGCTTTCGAGTGGCTCCGTGATAACGGCTATGACGACATCATCAAGAATCAAGTGATGTGTATCTTTGGCCGCGGCGAAGACGATCAGGCATCTGCCTTCAAGGCCCTTGCATCACAGCAGGGATTAGTGGCGGAGCAGAAGACTGATATTCATCCGCAGACATTGCGTGCCTTCATTAAGGAACGCGTAGAAAACGGTGACGACTTCCCAATGGAGCTATTTGGCGCTTGGGTAGGACAACGTGCAGTAATCAAGAGGACTAAATAATGGCAACATCAAAAGCAGTAGCTGAAAAGCAATCAGGGGCAATTGCGGAATTTGACCCAACAATGTTCGAGGCCGATGCCGGCATCGGAACTCGCATGGAGCAAGAAGATCTTGCCCTACCCTTCCTGAAAATTGTTTCGGCGCTCGACCCATTGCTCGACGACGAAAACTTTGAAGGACGCAAGGGCGACATCTACAACACGGTCAGCGGTACGGTGTACAGCGGCAAGGAAGGTATTCGGGTGATCCCCTGTGCCTATCAGCGTCGTTTTATTCAGTGGGCTCCCCGTGGTCAAGGTAGTGGTGCTCCACAAGCGATCTACGCGCCAAACGAAGATCGTCCAAAGACAACTCGCGATCCATCCGATAACCGCGAGTATGTAGACGGCGGGAACGGCGAATACATTGAAGAAACGCATCAGCATTTCGTTATCGTACTCAATGAGGACGGTTCGGCTGAAACAGCGTTACTTGCAATGAAATCAACGCAGTTGAAGAAATCACGCAAGTGGAACTCAATGGTTGCATCCGCAAAGATGCAGGGAGCCAATGGGCCATTCACTCCGGCGCGATTTGCTTACACTTACCTGCTGAAAACCCTGTCAGAAGAAAACTCAAAAGGTTCATGGCACGGGTGGGAAATGTCACGTTTAGAGCCAGTGTCTGACGGTGCTTTGTATATGCAAGCCAAGCAGTTTGCAGAAAGCATTATGGCCGGTGACGTTGTTGTTAAACACGGGGCGGATGAGGAAACAAACACTAACCCTGCGTTTTAACGACATGCGGGGCGCGTTCGCGCGCCTCGTTTTTGAGGATCAACTATGTCAGTCGAAAAATTTAGTTCTATCTTCGCCGGTCTGGAACAGGCGTATGGAACTTTTAAAATTGAGAAGAAGACGCAAAGCGGCAAGAGCGCCGGTAAAGCGGCCGTCGTTCGAGAAACACGGACCACGGAACTATGGGAAGGTCACTTGTCTGGAACGGGCAAGGGCATCGGTATTATTCCGATTAACGAAGACAACAGTTGTGTCTGGGGCTGTATTGATATCGATCAGTACCCTTTGGACCACACTGATCTCGTCTCCAAGATCCGTCAGGCCAAACTGCCTTTAGTTGTGTGTCGCTCCAAATCTGGCGGCGCGCATTGCTTTTTGTTTTCAACCGAGTGGATTGAAGCCAAGCTAATGCAGGAAACTCTGCAAAGCATCTCGACGGCTCTCGGCTACGGTAACAGCGAAATTTTTCCAAAGCAGGTGAAGCTCCATCTGGATCGTGGCGACATCGGTAACTTTTTGAATCTGCCGTACTACGACGCAGAAGACGGCCTACGCTACGCGATTAAAGACGACGGCACCTCAGCTACTCTGGAAGAGTTTTTTGCGCTCTACGACGCGCATGTGCAGACTCCGGAGCAAGTTAAGGCTCTGACGCAGAACACCAATGGCCCAGAGATTATCGTTAAAGACGGGCCGCCATGCTTACAGTACCTGTGTAAAGAAAAAATCTCAGAAGGGGGACGTAACAATGGGCTATTCAATCTGGGGGTCTACCTCCGCAAGGCGTATCCGGACGAATGGGAAAGTAAGATACTTGAGTACAATGCCCAGTATTTGGCTCCGCCCTTACCACTCAACGAAGTTAATATCGTTGCGAAGCAACTTGAAAAAAAGGATTACGCTTACAAGTGCAGTGATGCGCCGATCTGCGCCCACTGTAACAAAGACCTCTGTCAAACGCGTAAATTTGGGATTGGCGCCGCAAGTCAGGGTGCGGCTATCGCAAATCTTAGAAAGTATAACTCCACACCTCCCGTCTGGTTCATGGACGTCAATGGCGAGCCTCTCGAACTCGATACAGATGCGCTATTGTCTCAAGCAACTTTCCAAAAAGCGTGCATGGAACAACTCAATTTCATGCCTCGCACAGCATCAAAACAAAACTGGGAGAGTCGGATTAGCGCGCTCATGAGCGAGATGCGCGATAATGAAAGCGCAATCATGGAAGTGGCACAGGATGCTTCGACCTCCGGCCAGTTCTACGACTACCTCGAAGAGTTTTGCCGGCATTTACAGCAAGCGCAGGACAAAGAAGAGATCTTGCTCCGCCGCCCTTGGACCGACGAGGACACTAACAAGACCTATTTCAGACTACGGGATTTTGAAGCACATCTGCGAAAGAATAAGTTTTTTGAATTTAAATCGCACAAGATTGCTCAACGCTTGCGGGATATCAGCGGCGAAAGCACCGTGTTAAAGATTAAGGGGCGGGCAGTCCGCGTGTGGTCTATCCCATCCTTTGAATCAGCAGACATAGATCTGAAACCTAAGTTTGACCAAGAAGAGGCCCCATTCTGATGTTAAAAGCAGACGGATTAGACGATGCGATTATCGGTGTTGGTCACCGATGCGGAGAACCGGCAGTTGTCGTGTACGACATCGACTTGGCGATACAGGCGGTTCAAAGAGAATTGAAGTGCGAGATCTGGGAAGCCGTTGAGTATTTCAACTTTAATATTTTGGGTTCTTACATCGGGGAACACACGCCGATATTTGTAGAACGCGTACAGGGCATTAAAGAATTAGAGGAGTGGGTGGATGCCAATGGACAACCGTGAAAGAGACTTTCAGATTTACGAGATGCGAACGAAGTATTACATGACTTTGACCGCTATCGGAAAACGCATGGGGCTGTCGCGCGAACGTGTGCGTCAGATTATTAAAAAGGTAGAAGACAATCCAAAGGACTACGGGAATGTTCAGAATCTTCGGACCACCGGGAACCGGAAAAACAACAACGCTACTTAATATGGTAGATAAGGCGCTCGAATCAGGCGTATTGCCTCAAGAGATTGCCTTCCTTGCCTTCACTAAGAAAGCGGCGACAGAAGCAAAAGAGCGTGCGGCCGAAAGGTTCAGCCTTGATGCCAAGAACGATCTGATATTTTTCAGGACGTTGCACAGCCTTGCCTTGTCCATGACCGACATTAGCTCTGAGCAGATCATGCAACCAGAGCATTACAAGGAACTAAGCCATGCCATCGGCGTGGAACTCTTTGGTTCCAAACAAGGTTCGGATGATTTCATGGATCTGGCTAAAACAAACGACCCCTTGCTCGGTTTGATTAACCTTGCGCGGCTTCGTAAGGTGCCATTGCGCGAGCAGTACAACGAAAGCGAACTGGATGTTGACTGGAATACGGTCAATTACGTCGATAAATCGTTACGCAAGTACAAGACTTTGTACAATCTATGCGATTTCACCGACATGCTGGAACTGTTTGTGGAACAAGCACCGACGTTCAAGCACCGGTTTAAGCTGACGTTTCTGGATGAAGCGCAGGATTTGTCCCCGTTGCAGTGGGATATCGCGCATATTCTGGATGACATGTCCGACAAGATGTATTGCGCGGGAGATGACGACCAAGCGATCTACCGTTGGGCAGGGGCAGACGTCGATCATTTCATCAATCTGGACGGCGGTTCTGAGATCTTAGCGCAGTCGTATCGTGTGCCGTCTTCAGTTCATGCCGTGGCGGAAAACATTTCCAACCGGATTAGCCGACGGTTCCCGAAACGCTACGAACCAAAAACAGATCGTGGGCAAGTTAGCCGCATCTCGACCATTGATGGAATCGACATGGCTAACGGATCGTGGCTGATCCTGTCACAAGCGGGTTACCAGTTGTCGCCCGTTGCGACCGACCTCAAGTCAAACGGTTATCTGTTCAACTACCGCGGACACCGGTCTATTTCTGAGAAAGTAGCCGACGCCGTCAATGGTTGGGAAGCATTACGCAAGGGCCGTGAAATCTCAGGCAAGACAGCGCGGAACATCTACGCGTTCATGAGCGGCAAAGAACGTGTGGCGAGGGGGTTTAAAAAACTGCCTGCGCTTGGCGATGAGGACATGGTTGATCTGGATACGCTAATCGCGGATCACGGGCTTAATGCAAACAAAGAGATGATCTGGCACGTCGCGATGGACAAACTGCCAGAGCAGGATCGGGCTTACATCATTGCGCTCTTGCGTCGCGGAGAAAAGTTCAATGGCGAGCCTCGCATTACGGTGTCCACGATCCACGGGTCAAAGGGCGGTGAAGCGGACAACGTTGTACTTTTTACAGATTTATCCCCTGCGGCAGAAAAAGCGGCACGCAACAACCCCGATGATTTGCATCGGGTGTTTTACGTTGGCGTGACCAGAGCAAGGCAAAACTTATTTATTGTAGAACCGGAAGACGTATCAAGGAGTTACGAGCTATGAAGTCTGGAAAATACTACGGGACACACTGGTATTGGGACGCAGAGGATCGAGAGTATGTCATCTGTGCGACGTGGTTGCATGAACGCAATTACCCAGAGATGCCGGATTATGTTTCGCTCGAAGCGATTGAAGTTGAAGAGCAGGAAATGGATGCTCCCGATCTGGATCTGTCGGTAGGCAGTCCCGTGTGGAAGTCAGTGTATGAAGACGGTATGCCGTTAAAAGTGAGCGAAGTGGAGTATTTATGAACCGCAGAGAAATATTAGAAAGAGCAGATGAGTTTATTTCTGCCTCACGAGACGAGATTTACGGCGACCCCGCAAGAAACCACGAGCGCATTGCGGAGATGTGGTCAGCGATTCTAGGGATCGACGTTAAAGCAGAAGAAGTGGCGCTGTGCATGATTGCGGTCAAGATGAGCCGTTTGTGCCAGACACCGGAACATGAAGATTCTTGGGTAGACATTGCCGGATATGCGGCCTTGGGTGGCGAAATCGCAGACGAGTTTTTCCAAGCGGTAGATCAAATGAAGGAAGAGCAGTATGACCGACAGAAATAATGAAGGCGCGATCTGGGGAAATAAGCGCAAAGAAAAAGAAACCCATGCGGATTTCACAGGCAATGCGACTATCGACGGTGTCGAATACTGGATTAATGCGTACAAACGCAAGCCAGACGCATCGCCCGCCGCGCCAAGCTTAAAATTTTATTTTGTTAAAAAACAAGTTCCAGACGATGAGCCGGAACCAGAGGATGGTTTATGAGTTTGCAAATGGCGATGTTTACGCCGAAGACTGAATGGGTGCCGCCGGCAGAGCTACCTGACCTGAGCAGTGCGGTTCGTATTGCTATCGACGTGGAAACGCGCGACCCTGACATCAAAACGATGGGGCCGGGTTGGGCCACAGGTAATGGCGAGGTGGTTGGTTATGCCATCGCGACCGACGATTGGTCTGGTTATATTCCTGTTGGGCATAAGGGCGGGGGTAATTTAGACAAAAGAATTATAAGCAAGTGGCTCAAGAAGGTTTTTGAATTGCCTTGTGAAAAAGTGATGCACAACGCGCAGTACGACGCCGGTTGGATCAAGCGAGAAGGCTTTCAGTTGAACGGCCGCATTGTTGATACGATGCTGATCGCCAGTTTATTGGACGAGAACCGCTTTAGTTACAGCCTCAATGCTTTGTCCTTTGATTTGCTTGGCAAAACTAAGTCAGAGAAAGACTTAATTGAAGCGGCACGCACCTTCGGCCTCGACCCAAAAGCAGAGATGTGGAAGATGCCGGCCATGTATGTCGGCCCGTATGCAGAAGTTGACGCGCAGTTGGCGCTCGAACTCTGGAATTACATGCGTGTAGAAGTGGGCAAGCAGGGGCTTTGGGATATCGTCAACCTCGAACTCGACCTCCTGCCTTGTCTGGTAGACATGACCTACCGTGGTGTCCGCGTTGATATGGACAAGACCGAGCGTACACGCGACGCCTTGTTAAAGCGCGAGGCGGAGTTACACAAAGAAATCAAAAGACAAGCGGGGTTTGGCGTTGAAATCTGGGCGGCACAATCATTATCCAAAGCGTTCGACGAACTCGGGATTGCGTATCCTAAAACGGAGAAAGGCGCTCCTTCGTTCACGAAGACGTTCCTTGCGGAACAACAGCATCCATTCGC